CTATAGATCCCTCAGACGAGAAGATCTCGTCCGTATGCTCTTCTACCATATCTATAGCCTCTTTGTAGAAAGGTTCGAGATCCTGTAAGTCCTGAATGAAAAGGCGAAGGTGTCGAGAGAGCTGAGTCACTCCGTCGACCTGAAATTTTATCTCTGCCATAAAGTAAGAAGTGAGTAGTGTATATTATTAGTTCCGGTGTTTTCTAATAATATGAGTTACCATTTATCTTTTACTGAGAAAATGTTCTCGTCCTCCTCAGTTCCGGAAGAGAAGAGAAGTCCTCCCGCGTTTGAAATTGCGATATTCCCGAACTCGGTCCCATCTACTCCGATTAACCTCATCGGGTTTTTTACATCATAAAGACGGCTAAGCATCGCGCGCGCCTCTGCGACTTTCTTGTATCCGTCTTTATCTGTATCTGTAGACTGCTTCCCATAGTCACGAATGAGAAGTAATCCGGCCGCGAGCATAACCTCCGCACTTTCAAGGTATCCTTGAGCCTGGGATCCTTCGAAGTTAGAACCTGCGAGAGTAATTACGTTATACTTTGCTGATACGAATGAGAGGACTTCGGCGTGTGCTCGTTTTAGATATGATTCTACTTCCGTATCGAGGATATTTGCGTTCCCTTCGATACCCGCTTCAACTCGGACGTTTTCGACTGTAGAGTAATAAGCCATTGTTAAGATTTTTTAGAAACTAAGGTTTTGATTTCTATAAGGATTGTCTCCATATTTTGCAGTTTGATCGTAAGCTCTGTAAGCTTGAGATCCTTTGTATGATCGTTATTCTCTACCGCTGTAAGCCGAGTATCTTGTTTCTCGAGGAGCTTTGTTACGGTATCTTGTTCGTACTCTATACGGTCTACTCTTCCCTCGATAGTCTCCTTAAGATTGAGGAACCATACACTCGAGGAAATTACGAAGAGCACGACCACGATCGCGGATCCTATAGTAATTTGCATCGGTTTATCCTTCGAAAGTATATTATCAGACATTGAGAGACTAAAGAGAGAGTAAAAGTAAAATGGCACTGATACAAGAGTATGCAGTGCCATTTTGACTATAAAGATCCGGACACTGTAAGCCCTAGATTATACAGTAAGGAGAGCGTAAAGATTCTCTTTTGTAGAGTCTGCCTCAAAATCTTTTCCGGCTACCATTCCTTTAGCCTCAAGTCTTTTGATAAGCTCTTCTTTATTGATTTTAGAGATATGCGGGATCTTATCCTCCTCCGGTGTATTTTGATTCTCGTCTGTCTCTTCCTCGTTCTGGACTTCTACCTCATCGCCTACTTTAAGCCCCTGCTTCTCAAGTTCTGGATTATCCTTAAGATCCTGCTCTGTAAGGATATGAGTAGATCCATCCTCTCTCGCGTTTGAACCCGCGTCTTTCTTTACTTCCTTCTCTTTCTCGCTGAGCTGTCTTTTTTCTTCGTCCTTATTTTCTGGGACCTTACCTTCTTCCTCTGTCTTCTTTGCTTCTTTAGCCTTCTCGAGATCTTCCTTTGTAGGAAGTGTCTCAAGTGCGAGGTCGTATGCTTCTTTGCCCTCTGGGATAGAGATAATCATCGGCTCATTGATAAGAGTCTCGTACTCTTCTTCGGTTACATAGTAGGCAATAGGTTCGAACCCAAAGCGCTTACCTGCTCGGAACATTTGTCCGTTTGGGTGTCCTGCCTGTAAAAATCCTGCGAAGATCTTAAATCCTTTTGGTGCTGTAATTTTAGCCATGGTATAAGTGTTATTAAATAGTATACCGATCTCGACCCAGTACCGAAGTACTGAGCCGAATTGAGATACTATCCTTTTGCTTTATACGCAAGTTTCCAGTCTCCATATCCCATTACAAAACGTGAGTCTACTCCGTAGTAGATTTCTCGTCTCATAAAGTTGTCGTGGTCTGTAGGCTTGTCTAAAGCTACGAAAGTAATAGGCTTTCTGTTCTGGAAAATGAAAGGCTTAAGAGGCTTCGAAAGGTCCATAACATAGTACGCCGCGTTTGCTCCACCTGTTCCGTCCAAGTAATCATTTACGATTACTTTAAGTCGTCCTGAGAGAACCTTTGCGGACGGAGTACCTGTAAGCTGTAGAGCTGCCGGATCAAAGATCTCGAGAGCTGTAAACTCAAGTATTCCTGGGACCATGATATGAGTCGGTCGGATTCGAGCCGGCTTATTTCGGTCGTTCTTAAACGCTCGCATCGCTCCGATAATTGTCTTAATATTCGCCGCTGAAAGTGGAAGCCCACTCGCTGAATAGTTCGACTGTGCTCCGGTATCCCCTTCCTGGTGATCCGTATCAAAGAAGTACTGTCCATCATATGCGAGAGCTGTAGTCCCTGCCTCTACGACTTCCGTAAACTTCTCATCGTAAAAGTTTCGAGCTACTGCTCTGAGTTCCTGAGCTCGGATCTTAATCTGTCCGTACTCATCATCTTCGAGATCGTCGCTATCTACTGAAAGAGTCGCCTCGAAATGTTTGTTCTTAAGAGTCATCCCGTACTCTGAGAGTTTCTGAGCTGCTCTTTCGCTGATCCACTCCTGCATCTGAGGAGCGTTTCCAAGCCATCCGTAAGTCTCAGATTTCTTTGTAGATGGGATCTCCGTAACCATGTCTTGATACACTGTCTGTGTATCATTGTACGCCTGCATGAAAGCCTTATTGAGTCCAGGTGTCAATATTCTTTGTATGTCTCCACTTGTTAACATAGTGAATAATGTTAAAAAAATTTAAAAAAATTATGCTGTTGCTGCTACTCCGTCGACATAGTTATCGATCTGTACATATGCAAGGTTTGCACTTACAAATTCTGTAATTACTCCGATCGTTACCTGAACATTTCCAGTGTCGGAAGTAACTGTCACTACTGCATCGTCTGATACATTATTGACATATACTTTATCGCCTACGTTCCCCTGAGTGAGGGTATCTGAGAACTTCATAAGGAAACATCCCTTTCGGTATGCTCGAGCCTTAAAAGCTCCCGCGAGTCCTGTAGAGTTATCGCATGTATCCGTATTAATACCGGCGAATCGATCACCTGCGGCGATTGTGTTCGTTACTCCATCATTGGAGAATGCAAGTCGTCCACTTGACTTTAAAAGTAGTGGTCTTCCTGAATATACAATCTCAGAGGCGAGCACTGGGTAAGCCTGTAAGACTCCCTCTTTTCTCTTTGTATCCTGGCTTGTTGTTCCTGCTGCCATAATGTTAGTGAGTTTTAAAAATAAAAAAATTATGCGTTCTTCATTGCTGCGAGATTCTTTGCATCTTCCTTCGCGAGTTCGATAGCTTCTTCTTCCGTATACCCCATCTTATCAGTGTATACTTGCTTAACTTCCTCGCTGTAGGTCTGCGTGTCGGATTCTTGGCCGTGTCCGATAGCTCCTCCCATAGACTTAAACTCTCCAATAAGTTCGAAGAATACCTTTTCCTGAGACTCACTAAGTGAAGCGGCGAACGCTGCAACCTTAGAGATAGACTTCGGAAGGATTACTCCGGCCTTATTTGTTTCGCTGAAAGAAAGTTCCTTGACTGCCTGCTCTGTCATCTGGACCCGTTTCTCACGGATCATTTTACTAGCGAGTGCTGCATTTGCTTTAAGCATTTCGTACTCGTTCGCTTTCAGAGAGACGGTCCCGTCCTCGTTCGCTTTGATCTCAGAGGCTTTATTTTCCTCTTCGGTCTTCGCTGTAGCTTCGGCTGCCGCTTTCGCCGCTGCCTCGTCTTCTTCTTTCTTTTTCGCGTCTGCTTCGGCCTGGGCTTTCGCGGTGTCGTCTCCTTCACCTTGTCCGTCCTGTTTTGCAGTATCTTCGCCGCCCGTAGCTTTCGCCTTGAGGGCATCGGCTGCCGCCTGATCCGCTTCCCCTGCATCTTCGGAGAATTTCATAGTAATATCGGACATCGCTTTCTTTGTAGCGTCGTTCTGGTCCTCCGGAGAGAGCTCGTTAAACGCTGCGGATAGCTGGTCTCGCTGTGCTTTTGTGATCGTTTCTAGGTCCGAAAACTTAGAGATAAGATCGAGAAATTTCTTCATAAAATTATCTGAGAATAATAAATAAGATTGAGTAGCGGGGGTCTTCTTTCCTGTTTGTAGGTAGGTCGCTTCTTCACTGGCCATTAAAGGCTGCATAGCCTTAAAGAATGGTCGGTTCGTAAATGCGCCGCCTATAAGCAAGTTTGTAACTTCTTCGCCTGACTCTTCGTCAATTTTTTGAAATACGATTTCCGGAGAAAAGTATTGATAAGCTCCTTCGGAGAGAAGCTCGGCCCCTTTTTTCGTAAGTTCTAATACTCCATATAAAGCGTCCTCTCCTTTCTTATAGAGATCCTTAAAGATAGCGAGGGCTTTGTGATTCGGTTCGTGATTCTCATCGACAACGAGGTTAATCCCTCGCTTGTTGTCTTTGAAATTATTATATACTTCGTCGATTACATCCTCATCGACTGTCACCTTCCCATAGAGAGGGTGATTCCATTCTCCCGCGCGCATGATCTGGATCTTTACCGTATTCCCTTCGACATAGTCTTTAAAGAGACTCGGCAACTCCTCAAATAACCAGGCGCTTTTCTCCTGGAAAGAGAAACACTCCACCGGTCGAGAATTCCCGTAATACTGATCTTCGATTACGATCTCATCGATAATATTCGAGACCTGATCGTCTGTCACTTTCTCCATGAGGTTTTTAATCTCGGTCTTTGTAAGCCAAGCCTCAAGGCGATAAATAACACGGCTAAGATTCGTAGCATCGAGACCTTTGTTATACAAAGCATCGAGGAGCTTCTTTGCTGTCTTCTCGCTGATCTTTTGATCCTCTGCAAACTTCATATAATTGAAACTCATAGGAAAACTATAAATTATTTAGAATGTCACGATTTACTTTGAATGTCCCTTGCTCGTCGGTCTGACTTATCGAGTTAATCCGCTTTTGTAATTTGCTCATCGCGTCCAGGTAGAGATCGATTGCCTCTTGTTTTTCGACAACCTCTTCTCTTTGATTGTATGACGAGCTTGTTTCACCACAAGAATTTTCCATCGAAGTTTCTGTCGTATCTCCTACGTTTCCGGCTGACTTCACTCTATGAATAAGCCAGTGCTCCGCATACGCACACGCTCCGATCAATGCAGGGGCAAGAAAAGCAGGTCCTCGAGATTTTACTTCGATTCCTCCCGCTTCGTTTACCTGGATCCATGCTTCGGCCGTTCGCATTTCCGCCATATAGAATATATTTAGAATTTAATTCCGTCCGCTGTAAGAATTGCCTTACAGTATTCGGAGAAAGAAGTTTGATTTCCCTTATCGGCATCGCTGAGAGATTTCTCTAGTTCTGCGATTCTCTTCGAATGGTCGTCCTGTCGATTCTTGAACTTTCCGGAGTCCTGTAGAGTCGCGAGCTTTTCCTTTCTCTCTGCGAGCTCTTGCTCAATCACTTTTCGGGCCGGACTATCCTTAAGGATAATAGGGGCTTGTAATTCCTTAGCCGTGTCGATTGTAGCGTTAGCCGGAATGCTTGCAGGTATTCCCGTAAGCTTCGGCTTAAAGGTCTCGTCTGTGAGGATCTCTACCCATATCGAACGACAATGATAATGCTGAGGAGGTGTATAACTATAGAACTCTCTGGATCCTGGGGCGACGACTCTCCCATCGAGGGACCTACAGAGATCCGTCGTCTGAGAATCGAGTATCGCTGAGTACTGCATAGCGTAGACTTTTTCCGGAAATCTTTCGAAGACGCTCGCTCTTCCGAGGTTTACTGCTCCCGTAGTGTTCAATGTCTCGAGTGCGGCCAGGTTCTTTTTAATAACCTTGTCGATTCCCTCTGCGGCTGCGGCTACTGCCTCCCCTTTCCCGGTCTCTGAGATTAACCCCGCCTTTTTATTCACTACCTGAGTAACTGAGGTTTTCGCTGAGGTCTCGAGATCATTTACATACCCGTCGATCAAAGCGTCATTCTGTACTCTCATTGCTCCTCTGACTTCCGACTTTGTTCCCGGGACGACGACCGTCATTTCTCGGGCCGCCGATTGTTTTCCTATTTCGAAGAGTTCCTTTTGTACGTCTGAGAGTGCCTGAGAAAGCTCTCCGGTGTACTTCGCTTTAATCTGGCCGACTGCCTGAATGTCGTTACTTTCGACGGCGGTCTTGATTTGCTTAAGAAGGTCCTCTCTTTGCCTCGCTGTAATCTCCTCGAGCTTCTCCTTAAGGATAGACTCAAACGTATCGAGAGATCTGTTTAGAGAGGTGAAATTTACTTTCCTCTCTGCAAACGTCATCGGGCGAGGGCTTAAGTCCTCGTATTCGTTAAATCTAAACCCTTTTTTTTTTAATCGAGCCAAGTCTTCACCGGTTCGAGTTTCATTTTGTAGGTCTAGTATAAAGCGATTGTTTACTCGCCTCGATATGGCCATAAAGTCATCGTCAAAAATTCCTACCTCCGACGGGTGCTCATGGTAGAGACCGGAGTCCTTCTTTGTCTTATCGATAGCCGCCTTCGTCTTCTCTTTTACTCCGCTGAAATCTTCCCGGATCTTATCGGTTTGAGATCTTATACCCTTACTCTCTTCCTGGATCCCTTCGATCATCGCTTTAAGGTGTGCTCTTTGATCTGAATCCTTCGGAAGTGCTGCGATTGCCTTTCTGAGTTCCTGGACCTGAGCGCTGTTATCCTTCACTTGCTGACGAAGTGGTTTGATTGATTCCTGGACACTTCCTTTCTGGTTTGTGAGGTCCGATCGGATACTCTTTACCATTTCAGAGATAGCCTTCTTACGTGCTCGGATCTCGGCGTTTACTGCCTTTCTATTCTTGAGGTCCGCCGTTCTCAGTTGCTTTAAAGGATTGAGACCTGAATCTCTCTCCGTTCGAAGTCCCTCGATCTGTTTTAAGAGTGCTCTTGCTTTCGCTGCGACTTCTTTTCGCTGAGCGGATCCGGCTTTTCCTTTCGCGACGGAATCTTTGAGAGTACGTAGCTCTGAGATCTGACCTCTTAACTGCCCTATTTTCTCCCTATAATCGTCCTGAGTGCGTGCGATATTGTCTCGGGTATCTTCGATCCTACTTTCGACTGACTTCTTCTCCGTAGTCAATTCTGACCCTCCTTTTTTCTTGAGCGCTTCGGAGATCTTCTTCTTTGTCTCTTCGTCGAGGTGTCCGCCCTTTGCTACGAACTCGGCCGCATTATCTAGATAGAGATCAAACTCATTAAATGTAATCTCTGCAAGCTCTGAGAAAGATCCTTCCTCATCGTCTCCGGCAAGATCTTCGAGCTCGCTTGTAAGAGAGTCTAGTTCTTCCCCCTGGGCTGCCTCGTCTTCCGGAGAAGTTTCTTCCGGATCTCCTTCTATAGCCGGATCTACTGCTGTCTCTTCGACGGCCATCTTTGCCGGAAGGTTCATCGTAGTACGAATATACGCCTCAAGATCCTCGTCTGGTGTAAGAAGTCCACCGCCTGCAAGTGTAGAAAGTGCTGTACTAAGTTTTGCAAAATCGACCGCGCCCACTCCTTTAAATGAAAGCTTCGGGTACTCTGTAACATTATCGAAGTTGAGGTCGATAAGGAGAGGAATTAAGTAGCGGCTTACTACTTCGGAGATCTGTTTCGCTACCGAAGTAAGAGAGAGGAGAAAAAGATTTTGCTGAGATTCGTCGAGTGCTCTACTTCCGCTTTCCGTGTTTCCAAGCTCTAAGAATTGCGCGAGAATATTCTTCGAGATCTCTCTGTTATGGTGGTTAATAGACTCATAGAGATTCGTACTCTGGCTTGACTTAATATCCGCGAATTCGAAAAGCCATCCGTCCGTCTTTGGTCCAGGCATCACTATTCCCGTCCTCTCTGTAGAACGGATATTTTGCACAATCTTTTTTGCTGCTATAATGTTATCTTCTTGCGATCCTGCCGGCATATAGATTACTGGGATTCCTACCGATTGCCTTTCATGTCTGATCGCATCGAATGTATAGAGCTTATTCTTATAGAACCAGTTCTTATGCGCTGAGCGAAGCATAGAAACTCCCTCGTAGTTATTCCCCTCTTGTCGGAACGTAAAGCGTAAGAGCTTATATGCAGGGATAGAGACCGTCGTCTTTCCTTTATTTGGTCCTGATACTATAGGATCGATAAGCTGCTGAGTGACTCCCGCCTGTCCGTCCTCTGTTTCCCATTTAAGGATCGTCGTCTGTTTCCTGGAAGCAAGAGTATCGAGCCATACCTGGCCGTCTTTTACTTTAAGTATAATTTCGAAGAGAGAGAATCCCTGTCGAAGCATAGTAAGGACCTCAATCAGAAAACTATCCCAGGTATTAGTCATATTACTGAAAAGCGCGAGACTTATAAAATCCGCGTGCTTTTGTAGTTCTTTATCTGTTTTCCCGTCCTTATTCGTGGCCGGCTGTATAAACCACTCTGTCGCCCTGATAGGTAGCTCACAAGCGAGAAGAGTCGCGAATACCTGAGCGTCTCCTTTGGCCATTTCATTATATACGCTCGCCCCTGCGGATCCTGCAAGCTTTGGATTATACTCCTCGTAAATATTACCGTTTTGAATATTTGTTCCGGATCCTCCGACTGCCTGCATAAGCTCGGTTTCTTTCGGAGGTGTTGTTCCTTTGATAGTCTCTTCCATTTGTGGGGCGGATCCTTTCGTCGGTTTCTTTGCTGCCATATATAAGCTTTAAGAGTGTAAAGGGCGGATTTATCGTGTCATACTAGTATACTCGTTCTCAATATCGCTGTAGTCTTCTTCTTCGTCTGATCTAGTAAAGACGTTCGTATTCATTGTATCGCGTGCTTGTTTCACTAGAAGATCATTAATTGTTTTTACGTCGCTGAATGTCGCGGACACTTTGCCGAATGTTGCTAGTCCATACCTCAGAGCATCCGCTGAGTGGTCTTCTCCGTGAGTGTTCAAGTCCTCGACGTTCGTCTCATCATGGATTAACTCCGGAAGGGTCCGGATAAGATTCTCGCAGTTCTGAGTAATCTCGATCATACTCTCGAGCTCTCCACTATTCGGGTCGATCTGGGCCTGCATGTATCCTCTGACGACCTGCCATCCATCGATACGATCATTGATCGCAGGTTTCACGTTGACGCCTACCTTCGAGAGTGACTGTCCTCCGGTGATTCCGCTCGTCTCTGATTTCTTATTTATGATCGCCGGGTCGCAAATATAGAGATCGATCTTCTCATCTTTTCCCGTCATTGCTTTGATTCGTAGTCCTAGCTGTTTATACGTGTGCTCAGTGACATAAAGCTCACGATAGACGACCACTTTCCCCGTGTCGAGCTGAGCCATCCAGAGGACCGCGGACGGTGCGGCATATCCATAGTCGAAAGCGACGATCCTCTTTACTACATTTACTCGAGGGACATAAGGAGCGACGACGTGGACCTCACTTCTAAACTCTTTAAAGTACTGACCGATAAAGACGTTCCAGTCTCCATCTAGAAAGGCCCTTTTCTCTGTCTCCGGAAGATTTAAAAGAGTCTGTACATAGTTCGGGTCGTTCTTTACGAGGATCTGGTTATCCCATACCTTCGAAGGAATGAAAGCGTACTCTTCCGGATTCTCGTTTCCTATAAACTTTCTCAGTACGAAGAGTCTCTTGACCCAGGCATGACCGATCCCTCCCGGATTCGTAGAGGCGAAGAAGTTCGGGACTATTCCGGATTTACCCGTTCGAAGACTTGTCATCAGAATTTTCCATTCTTTTTCTTTCCAGTGAGTAAGCTCCTCGATACATATAAAATCGTACTGTACGCCCTGATACTGCATTACATCCTTTGTATTCTTACAAAAGGCGAATCGGATAGTCGACCCATTGTAAAAGGTGAGGACGTGCTCACTGGCATTATAGCGATAGAGTGCTGTCGGCAACTCCTCGAGGAGCGGATTTATCATATTCTCCGTAATCTCCATATAGGTACGACGAAGAGCAAGCCCTCGGACTCCTGGACGGCTGAGACATTGCCTCACTACTTCGGAACGCATAGAGAAAGATTTACCTCCGCCCTTAGCTCCTCCCATAAGCCTATATTTAGCCGTACACTGAGCGAACTCTACTTGTTTCGGCTGTAATCCCTCAAAGAGTGGAATAGTCACTTAGAAACGATTTAAATCATAAAAGTTATTTCTTGAGCTTTACCTTCGGGATTACTTTCTTCGCCGGTTTCGCCTTCATACTCTGAGGGACTTTATTCTCGGCCAGTTTTTTTTGACTCTCCGGAGTACTTGCAGTCATAAAAGGAGAAGGTCCGATCCCTCCTCCGAAGTTGACCGTAATCCCTTCGCCACCTCCGAGAAGACTTACTCCTTCCTTAAATTCTTCTACATACTGTAACCAGAGTTTGATCGCCGGGACGTTCTTTTTCCCGTAGGCATCCGTACCCGTTGCGGCATCATACAGAGAGTCGATCACCTTCGGAGTCTTATCAATAAGAAGAGACGGGAGCAACTGACCTCGTACTTTCCGGATAGCCGGCTTAAGTTTCCATAGGCTGAGCGTAGTCTCCGACACTCCCCATTGTTTCGCGAATTCTTGTTGAGTACCTCGATCGGTCTCCGGGATCGCAAGGAAGATCGAGAAGGCAACCTCTTCGATTCTCATATCCTTAATAAGCTCGTTATCTTTAAGTAAATCCAACCAGCCATTTATTAATTTAAAGTGCTCCTCGTTCCTCTCTTCTTCTAGCTCTGCGCGTCTCTTCGCCGCTCTCTGTATCTCTCTATTCTTAGCACTTTGCGAGACTTTATTCCTGCTTAAAATGAGCTCTTCTTCCGAAAGCTTTTGATAATTACTTTTTGCCGGAGGCGATTTCTTCTTCGTCTTCGGTCTGGGTACGACTTTTTTTTTGCTCATATATGCAGTGTTTTAATACTTAGGTCGTTCTCATAGTACTAGTAGCCTGTGTTATACGCAATAATCAAAAAAGCCCGCGCGGGTGCGTGGGCTTCTAGGGTCTGTAACACTGCTTAGATGTGAGACAAACTTATATTATAAGAGCTTGGTATCTACACAAGCCTTTTTATGCTGTAGCGTTTTCGTCTGGGAATTCTCTCTCAGTAGGCGAAGTCTCTCCGGTGTCTCCTGTATGAGGTGCGATCTCATTTGCTGAGAGTCCTTCCTCTGCCGGCGTACCTTCTTCGAGGACGTTCTCAAGTGCTCCGTATAACTCTACAAAGCTTCGAAGATACTTCTTTCCTCCGATAGGCTTCCTCGTATCGTCTCCGTTATTATCGAGGACGTCTGTCATGTAATTAAGGACGAGGTACAGATAATCAGTAGGAAGTACAAAAGAAACAGTCTCCGCGGAGATTCCGTCGAGCTGAGCTTCTAACTCCTCTTTCTGTTTCTCAATGTTTTTTACTGTGAGAATGCTATCCGCGTACTTTTTCTCTGCTCTCATTGTGTGGTACTCTTGAGC